GCCAGCGGTTTTATTTGTGACGGAGAAGCTGGTGGAACGCACTGGACAGGAGAGCGAAACCGAGGGCAAAGCATACCAGCCGAAATGAAAACACGGTGGTATCGCTTGCTTGCCTAAATTAGCATTTAACGAAAGAAGGTGCGATATGAGATTAATCGATGCTGATGCTTTCAAACAAGAAGTTGCGGCTATGACAGTGAAGTTTAATTTAGAACCAGAAAGGTGTAATGCTATCTGCAAAATGATTGACACTCGACCGACAGCCCTGGATTTTCCGGACAAAATAATGACTATAAAAGCGTATAACAAAGAGTTCTTGCCAACCATTGATAGAGCAATAGTGTTTTTGCATGGAATTGAACACGCATTACAGAAATCGAATGATTACGAAGGTGCCATTAAACAGTTGGAGTGCATTGGTTGGAATACGGAATGCCAAAACACCATTTTGACTGCATTGGAAGTGTATAAAAAGTCAGTGCTCAATCAACTAAACTGATATTTAAACGACAAAGAAAGAAGGTACCAGATTGAAAAAGAAAGCAGACAGTAAGCAGGCCAAGGCCAACAAGGTCCTGCGGGCATCAGCTGTAGCGGCTTTGGCAGAATCAGCCGTCCGGGAGCCGCCGCCGGATACATGGTCCGTCAGGATGCCGGCTTATGCATATACACAGGCCTGCCCGGTTCCGGGACTGCGCCGGCCGCCGAAGGGAGTGATACGGTATTATGAGACAGTGTTACATAGACAACGGGCGTCACGGGTGTGATGGCCAGCGCAACAACAAGGGCAGGATACGGTACGGGTGCTGGGCGTGCCTGTACCTGGATGCGGGAGGAGGTGATGCCGGTGGACAAGGAGGTGCTGATACAGTATTGCGAGATGAAAGAGGAGATAAAGGACATAAGGCGGCGGATTCAGAAACTGGACAGGTTCTTGGAGGAATCGCATCAGGTATCTGATACGGTGAAGGGTACAAGACGGGACGGCACGATAGGAAGTATTAAGGTCACAGGATACCCAGTGCCAGAGTATTACCGGAAGCAGCGGCTGAGAGAGCGGTACAGGCAGCTTCTGGAGCGTAAGGAGGCGGAACTGCTGGAGCTGACCTGTCAGGCGGAGGAATATATACAGAGCATACCAAAGAGCGAGGTGCGGACCATGTTCCGTCTGTATTACATAGACGGCCTGCCTTGGTGGAAGGTGGCGCAGGCCATGAACCGGATGTTTCCTAAGAGGCGGGTTAAGTTTACGGAGGACAGCTGTCGGGTAAGAAATAATAGATTTTTTGAAGAAATTTAAAAATGTTCGGCCATGTTCGCTTAAAAAGTGCTAATATGCTATCATGCGGAAGCCAGAGGGCGGAAGCATCCTCCCCACAAATAACGGCCGCCAGGTGTTACAGCCTGGTGGCTGATTAGCCGGTTTTTGTGTAATCCCTCATAAGACAGGCCTGTACTTTAACGGGACAATGCCGCAGGGTACGCAAGCGGTGAGGTATCTGGTTTTATCCCCCATGACATTTTCCAGATACGATTAGGGCATCCTAGAAATAGGATGTCCTTTTATTATGAGTAGCTTATATTCATTAAATATTCTAATTTGACTTTATCGAACGTATGTTCTATACTTTGGTTACGAAGAGAAGAAATGGCTGTGTTTTTGTAAGATTTGTGGAATTAGGAGGGGGATATTTGTATATTCTTTCCATTCGGCGTGTGATATAATTAAGAAAAAATGTCGAAATGGGGAGAACGATATGGCAAAAAAGATTGGATTGAGTATTTACGGATTAAGTATTGTTAATGGTGACAAACGTTTAGAACTTCACAATATTATAAACAATAAGGGGCTAATTGAAATTGTTCATGATTTTGCTTTGAAAAACGAAAAGAAGCTATCAAATGATCCGGGGAAAGAATCCATATTTTATTTTGACCAAATAACTAAAGAAGAGATATATGCAGAAGATAGCAAAAAGGAATATACGATTTTGTATGGCCGAGTGAAAACTGGAGAGTATGGAATTGAATCTGAATTACTTGATGTAAATGATGGTAGTGTATATGAACGAAGCACATCGCAGGCAGACCTTTTACCTTTTGGCTTTTGCATAGCAGTTGCAGAGGGGGATGTTAATAGGAGCATAATAATTTTGCAGACAATAGGTAATTTAGGTATGAAAATGGCATTACAAAGAGAATTGCAAGATTGTTTTGATAAACTAAAATTGAATTATGGAGTTTTATGGGGGCAGGTGCTTCCAAAAGCTTATATTGACAAATTTTTTAGAAATGGAGTATTACAAAAGATTAGAATGGTTCGCTATGAGATACCCGAAGACATTTCTAATAGAATTGGTATAAATTATGGTGTCAAACAGACAAGAGAGGAAAGAATAATCTGTAAGCCAATAGGCTTTTTGGAAAGAAAGAAAAAAGAAATTTCTGAATGGATGGCAGGACAAAGAAGTTGTACCAATATTATTGAAATTGAGGATTTTCATTATGATGACTTAAAGCTGGAATTTAAACTCGGAAGAACAAATAAAGTGATAAGTTTAAAAGATACAACAGGATTAAGGGTTAATGAAGATATTACGGGCGTTGTTGACACGCAGGGAGGGAATCCAGACTTTGATTCTTTAAAATTAGTAATGAAAGAAACTGCGAGGGAATATCTTATTGGGATGGGTTTGTTGGTCTAATGTGAGGGGATGAATCGAATGATAGAATTTTTGTGCCGGCCAGAGGTAATTATTTGGATATTAATAATTTTAATTTATGCTTTAAGTAAATTTGGCTTTGGAGTGGGCTATCTTTCGGTAAATGATATCATCAGACATCACGTAAACTGTTTTAGAAATACTAATAGTAAAAAACTCATGATCGTTCCTGTAGTAGATTATATTGTTGTTCCATTTATGCTAGGGGCTTCGGCAGCGGTTTTAAAAACTATTGATTCATCTATTGTAAACATAATTACTATAATAGTATCAATACTTACATCGATGTTATTTACATTATTGGCCATGATCATTGATATGAAATCAAAGATTAGGAGTGATCCAAATTATTATAGAGTAGAAGCTGAATTAAGTAAGCAGTCTTTAATAGAAACCTATTACACTGTAATGTTTGAAATTTTAGTTGCAGTTATTTTGCTGATCTTATGCCTGTTTAATGTTTTTACAAGCAAGTTTGGATTTATTCAAAGTTTTTTAATATATAGTTTAACATTTCTATTAATTATAAATTTATTAATGATTATTAAAAGAATATTTAGAGTTATTGATACGGATATGAAAAAGTAAATGTAGGCTTATGTATTTAGGGGCCACCTCCGGGCGGCTCTTTTCATCCCCAAAACAAACAAAGAAAAGGCAGCCTAATCGGCCGCCTCATCCCTACAGAGTTCATCCAGCGTGACGCCCAGGGCATCCGCCAGTTTGATTGCCGTTGATATCCTGCCATCTCCCCGGGCCTCCAGGTCCTGGATGGTGCGACGGGGAACGCCGGACAGTTCGACAAGTTTTGGAACAGATAATCCTTTTTCAGTTCGTATTTCCTTTAATCGCACCGTTTGTTCCTCCTAGAGCATATGACGTAGGTGATGGAGCAGAAAAGCCATGCAGCCCATTTAATCCAATCAAACAGGGTTGGTGCGGCAAATTCACCGTTGAACCCTTCATAGAGGAAAAGTACAGTGAGTACTATCAATATTGTACGGTAAAGTTTCATGTTTATTTCAGCAAATGAATGTGGTATACTATATGTGAAGAAGGAAGGGGCCGAAGCCCCAAACCTTACTTTCGCTTTTTCTTAGACCTTTTGGATTTACTATCTCGTTTCGTCTTAACTATCAGGCAGATGGCGGTGACGATTGCGAGTAGTGCTTCTGAGAGGTCTTTGATTATTTCACTGACCGATTCATTCATTTGCGTTCCTCCTTTCTTTTGATAAGATAATTATAGCACGAATTTACGTGCTAGTCAAGCGGAATATAATGATTTTACAAAGTTTTGTATCTGTTATTCATATGCAGATGCTTTTTTATTACCCCAAATAAGGAGGTGAGCCTGATGGCACTAACGCCCAAACAGAAAATATTTGCAGATGAATACCTGATTGACCTTAATGCCACCAGAGCTTACAAAGTGGCGTACCCGAAGGTTAAGAAGGATGAATCTGCAAGGGTAAATGGGAGTAAATTACTAACAAATACTAACGTTGCGGATTATATCCAGAAACGGATGGACGAGCGTGCCCAGCGCACAGAGATAACCCAAGACCGAGTGCTGCAGGAGCTGGCAAAATTGGGATTCTTCGACATCCGAAAACTGTTTGATGATAGTGGAAAACCACGGGATATTGCCGGTCTGGACAATGATACGGCAGCGTGCATTGCTGGACTGGAAGTGATGGATGTTTATGACGGTGTCGGAGAGGATAAAGAGTTTGTTGGATATGTCAAGAAATATAAGCTGTCCGACAAGCTTAAGGCCCTAGAGCTCCTGGGGCGCCATCTGGGGATGTTCAAAGACAAGGTGGAACTGTCTGGCCAGGTCGATACCACAAACCCTTACGCCGGCCTGACAACCGAAGAATTAAAGAAGCTGATACATGGTGGATAGAGAAACCATAATCAGAGGAGCGAAAATAGAGCTTGCACGGCGCGAGTTCTTTTTTTATTGCAATCTGAAGGCCCCTGATTTCTATAAGGAGGACAGGCAGTACCTGGTTGACCTCTGCAGCGAGTTCCAGGACTTCATACAGTCTGACGATGAGGTAATGATTGTCAACGAACCTCCCAGACACGGAAAAAGCCGCACGGCCGGCCTATTGGTTGAGTGGGTGCTGGGCAACGACCAGACGCAGAAAATCATGACCGGCTCCTACAACGAGACTCTTTCCACCATGTTCAGCAAAAACGTCCGAAACGACATTCAGGAGGAGAAAGCAGACGAGAACCGGATTGTATTCTCCGACATATTCCCAGGTGTATCCATCAAGCACGGTGATGGCGCCATGAATCTCTGGAGCCTGGAGGGCGGATACAACAACTACCTGGCCACGTCCCCGACCGGCACAGCCACCGGTTTTGGTGCTACGCTGCTCATCATCGATGACCTCATCAAGAATGCTGAGGAAGCCAATAACGAGCTGACCAAGGAGAAACACTGGAACTGGTTTACGGACACGATGCTGTCCCGCCTGGAGGAAGGCGGAAAAATTATCATTATCATGACACGGTGGGCCAGCGATGACCTGGCAGGCCGGGCATTGGAGCACTTCAGGGAGGCCGGGGCTAAGATACGGCACATTTCTATGAAGGCCCTGCAGGACGATGGGACAATGCTGTGTCCTGAAGTTCTGTCCAGGAAGTCCTACGAAGCCAAGATTAAGGCCATGGGCGCTGACATTGCATCAGCCAACTACCAGCAGGATCCGATTGACCTGAAGGGCAGGCTGTACACCAGTTTCAAGACCTATTCAGGGGAACTGCCGCAGTTCAAGGAGATACGGAACTATACTGATACGGCGGATACCGGCGAGGATTACTTGTGCAGCATCAACTACGGCGTTACCTTTGCCAATGAAGCTTACGTACTGGATATCCTGTACACAAAGGAACCTATGGAAGTCACAGAACCGGCCACGGCCAGGATGTTGTTAGAAGGAGCGGTAAACCTGGCCAGGATTGAGTCTAACAATGGCGGCCGGGGCTTTGCAAGAAATGTACGCCGCATCCTGGAACAGGAACTGGGCAGCAATTATACCACGATAAAGCGGTTCACACAGACACAGAATAAACAGGCCCGCATTTATTCCAACTCTACCTGGGTGATGCAGCATATCTATTACCCAGAGGATTGGAAGAACCGATGGCCTGAATACCATAATGCAATGATAAAATACCAGCGCGAGGGTCAGAACAAGCATGATGATGCTCCGGATGCAACGACAGGTATTGCCGAGAACTGTGCCAAGAAGGGCGGAATCTCAGTTTTAAAATAAAGGAGGTGGTGGGATGCCACAGATTATGTCAATTGATATAGTAAAGGAGTTGATAAAGAGCTATTCCGCAGGGCACCGACGTTTTGTCCGGGAGTCCAAGGCGGCAGAACGGTATTATGAGAACAAGAACGATATCCTTTTTGGTATAGGGAAGAACCGGGACAATGACCCGCTGAGAAATGCGGATAACCGGATACCGCGGAACTTTCACGGCCTGCTGGTCAACCAGAAGGCTGCTTATATGTTTTCAGCGCCGCCACTGTTTGATGTGGGAAATGAAAAGGCGAATAGGCAGATAGCAGGCCTGCTGGGTGACAAATATGCGAAGGTATGCAAGGACCTGTGCGTCAAGGCCTCAAACTGCAAGGTAGCATGGCTGCACTACTGGGAGGATGATGACGGGAACTGGAAGTATGGGACTATAGACCCGAAGCAGATTATCCCGGTGTATTCCACAGACCTGGACCGACAGTTAGATGCCGTGTTGCGGAATTATAAGACAAGGGATGCCGTGGATGGTAAGGTAATCTATGTTTGGGAATATTGGACGGCAGAAAGGTGCTGCGTGTATAAGAAAAAAAGCAGTTCCATTTCAGAAACGGGACTGGAGGCCTATAACATATTCGAGATGGCTGATTCCTCAGACGGAAGCGCCCAGATGGTTAATGACTTTGAGCATGCCCTTGGGGAAGTGCCATTTATCCCATTTTATAACAATAACATTCCAGCGGATGACCTGGTTAACGTGAAGCCGCTGATTGATGCCTATGATAAGGTGTTCAGCGGTTTTTTGAATGACCTGGAGGATATACAGGAAATCATCTTTATCCTGACCAACTACGGGGGAGAGGACCTAAAGACATTTGTGAGCGACCTGAAACAATATAAGGCAATCAAGGTGGAGACTGATGGTACCGGAGGAGGTGGAGGTGTGGAGGCTCTGACTATCAGTATCCCGATTGAAGCCAGAGAGAAGTTCTTGGAAATTACCAGGAAGGCAATCTTTGAACAGGGGATGGGAGTGGACCCGGACCCGCAGAAGTTCGGCAATACTTCAGGGGAAGCGCTTAAATACCTGTATTCTCTTTTAGAGCTGAAGGCGGGCCTGATGGAGACGGAGTTTAAGCTTGGTTTCGGACGGCTGGTACGTGCAATCTGCCGGCATCTGGGTTTTGAGTGCAAACAGATAACACAGACCTGGACCAGGACAGCTATCCGAAGCGAATCGGAACTGGCTGACATTGCTACGAAGAGCGTGGGCATCATCTCCCATAAGACCATTCTTAAGAACCACCCATGGGTGGAAAATGCAGAAGAGGAAGAAAAGCAGCTGAAGAGGGAAGAAGAGGAAGATGCGCAGAAAGAGGACCTGTACCAGCAGGCATTTGGGCAGGAAGGGAAGAAAGAAGGAAAAGGTGGTGAGGGGGATGGAGATGAGAAAGAGTAAATTCTGTAAAATGATAGACAGAGTATGCCAGTTGCATCCTGAATGTGAAAATTACCATGAAGCAAGGGTATTGTTATGTGATGAATTTCTGGCGACAACAGGAGATATGCAAGGTACGGATTTGGAGCCATACCTTGCAGAAATGAAATGCATACCTCATGAGGGATGTTTTAATATCTCGTTTAAGATTCCGATTGTTCCATATAGTGAATTAAAGAATCTTCAATAACGAAGGAATAAGAAAACCCATTGTCAACAACGTCAGACACATAGCCACTCTCTTCCATGGAACTTATGGCATTTGCAGCATGAACCAAATCGTTACCATTGCGGGATTGGTAAGTGAAATCTGTTAGGCCGGTTTCCTTAAAGTGCGCATAACATTGGCGTGCTAATTCTTTTTCGTAAGGTGACATAAGCGTGTACCTCCTTTCTTTTGTACTTGGTTCTGGCAAGGGCCTGTAAGTACATTATAAATTCAAGGGGGAGAAAAAGCAATGAAGGGAGGTGTGCTCCACGGCTGAGAATAAGGACTATTGGGGAAAACGCATGGCTTCCCTGGAGGATGACCAGTACCAACGTAGTGCTGCTTACTACAAGGATGTCCAGAGACAATACATACGTGCGACCAACAGCATACAGATGGATATTGGCCGGTGGTACCAGCGCCTGGCAGACAACAATGACATCAGTTATGCGGGTGCCAAGAAGCTGCTTAAGAAGAATGAGTTGGAGGAGTTCAAGTGGACGGTCGAGGATTACATAAAGGCTGGCGAGGAAAATGCAGTTGACCAGCGCTGGATGAAGGAACTGGAGAATGCATCCGCCCGCCATCACATTTCCTATCTTGAGGCCATGAAACTCCAGATGCAGCAGCATGCGGAACTGCTATCCACGGAATTTGAAGGCGGCATGACGGATTACCTGCGCAAGTCCTATGGAGAGCAGTATTATCACACGGCCTATGAAATTGCTAAAGGGACTGGCATGGGGAGCAACCTGGTGCAACTAGTATAACTCGATTTTAATAAGTTTACATTATTATCCTGAAAACCAAGGGAAACGTGCGCCCAAAGCACGGACACGTAAGCCAAGAAATCAGATTACTACCAATGCTTAAATTGTAAGCTTATTTAAATCGAGTTATACTAGATAACCGGAAGATGGATGTCATCATCAGGCACCCCTGGGCGCAGGACGGGGCGAATTTCTCAGACCGTATCTGGACTAATAAGGATAAGCTGGTCAGGAACCTGCATACCGAGCTGACGCAGAACATCATCCGTGGAGCCTCACCCCAGAAGGCCATAGACAGCCTGTCAAAGACAATGGAGGTCAGCCGAAGCCAGGCCGGGCGCCTCATCATGACTGAGTCAGCCGCCATCTCTTCAGCGGCCCAGAAGGATTGCCTGAAGGAACTGGGAGTGGAGAAGTATGAGATTCTGGCCACGCTGGACGGCCAGACCTCTGAAATATGCAGGGATATGGACGGCAAGGTCTTTGACATGAAGGATTACAGGGTGGGCGTTACAGCACCGCCTTTTCATCCCAATTGCAGGTCCACCACGGTACCATATTTCGATGATGAGTTCACGGAAGGGGAACAGCGGGCTGCCAGGGACGGGGATGGGGAAACATATTATGTACCTGCGGATTTAAAGTATAAGGACTGGAAAAGGAAGTTTGTTGTTGAAAAGGGGATAGAACCTGATATAATGAAGTCAGGAGCCCGTATCACAGACCTGTTCAGCAAAGAGGCAGAAGACTTTGCGAAAATGTATTATGCCGAGATACGAGGTTTCTCAACGGATGCTGGGAAGATAGCCGGGAATTTAGGGAAGAGTGAGACAGACATCCGGAAAATCAAGGAATATCTGTTTGAGGCTGAATCCTTAACCGATCCGGATACGGGCGTCCGGAGACGCTTTGACCCGGATTGTGCAATTGCCCAGAGTTGGCAAAGGCTCATGATCGGGAAAGACATTAAGCCGCATGACAGGACTCTGATTGAGCATGAGCTGCTGGAAATGGAAATTAAGAGAAGAAATCCAGGAATATCGCATCAGCAAGCCCATGAGCTGGCATCACAGAAATATGATTATAACAAGGAGGTGTTGGAATACTATGGTAGTCTTGAAAAACATAAAAAAGACCCAGGATGATATATCGGCGGATTATTACCCGGAAGGCGGAGAACCAAAGGGGTTTATGAGGATGCGCCTGTCTGATGGTGAGGTTGTGGAACACGACAGGGCTGGGATGATGGCTCCGGCGCATGTCAGATATGAACTTGCAAGGCTTTCTAAGTCAGAAAATCCTCCAGAAGAAAAAACGGTTTTATGGTATTAGATAACCACCAGTCAGTAATGGCCGGTGGTATTTTATTTGTTGCGATATCGCAACGGAAAGGAGCATAAATGAAGTACAGGAAAAAACCAGTGGTAATTGAGGCATTCCAGTGGACGGGAGGACCGGAGCAAGAGGATGACCCTGAATGGATTATCGAGGCAGTCAGAAATGGGAGTGCCTGGTTTGAAAACGAGGGAACCCCAGAAGTGAAATTCATGATTCGGACACTGGAAGGGGTACATGAAGCCAGTATCGGGGATTACATTATCCGTGGTATAGCCGGGGAGATATATCCATGTAAGCCGGATATCTTTCTTGCAACTTACGAGCCGGCAGTGACGAAAGTTTCCATGAATGTTACGGCACATTTGGATGAAGATGAAATCAAACATGAAACGGACGGGGTATAATTTGCGATAAGCACGCGGGATTATCCTGGGTGCTATTTTTATGCTCTAATAATGATTAATCAGGTTTGGGTCTATGCAGACCTTGTTGATTGAAATATACCGAAAAGAAAGGAAAAGACCATGAAAAAAGAAGAATTTGTCGCCCTGGGCATTAGCGAGGAACTGGCGGCTAAGGCGGAACAGGAATCAAAGAGGGAGTTGGAGGGCTACGTTCCTAAAGCGGACTATGAGGCCCTGAACGCCACAAAGGCCCAACTGGAAAAAGACATCAAGACCAGGGACAAACAACTGGAGGAACTGAAGAAGGCTAGTGGCAGCAGCGAGGAGCTACAGAAACAGATTACGGACCTCCAGGCGGAGAATAAGGCCGCCAAAGAGAAATATGAGGCGGATATGAAAGAATTAAAGCTGACCACTGCCATCAAGCTTGCAATCGGTGACTCTGCCCATGACGCTGACCTTGTGTCCGGCCTTATTGATAAAAGCAAGCTGCTCCTGGGGGACGACGGGAAGGTCACTGGCCTTGAAGAGCAGGTAAAGGCGCTGAAGGAAGGCAAGGTGTTCCTGTTTAAGGATTCTGCCCCTGCGGTCTCCAGACAGGGTAGTGGAAAGCCCGGATATAAACCGAAGGCCGGTGAGACATCAGGAGGCGGCTGGGCCAAGACGGTGGCGGAGAGCCTGAACAAAGAAACCTCAAAAAACCCCTATGCGGATGCATGGGCAGCAAAATAGAGAAAGAGAGGAAATGACATGTATTTAGTAAAGAAGACGTGCGATAATTCTCCGGAGTTCCTGAGGAATGAGCATTATGAGAACATTACCTGTACGGTACTGGACACCGGGGTGACGGCGGACTCGGACGGGAAGAAGCTTGTCCTGGCAGGCAGCCTGTTGGACAAGGATGGGAAGGTGGTAAAGGTTACACGCAGCGGAGGCCCTGAGGCCTATACTTACAAATTCTCAACGGAACCCGTTGGCATCCTTTTCGCAACCACTGAGGTCACATACGGACAGCAGGCAGGAGCCCTGATGATTGCCGGTTCCGTCAACACGGAGCGGCTGCAGGGGGATTACCTGGTGGAGGCCGTAGACCAGCTGGTGGAAAAGATGCCATTCGTTAAATTTTTTGTGGACGGGAGCCTGCAGGTCAAGGCCGCCACACCCGCAGTATAAGGAGGATTAAGACATGCCAAGAGTAGAAGAATTATTAACACCACAGGAGCTGATTGATTATACGAAAGAAAGGCAGACCGAAGCCTATATGGGTGAGGTGCTTTTCCCGGAGCGCAAGACGGAGGCAATGGAAATCAAGATGATTAAGGGCGCGTCCGACCTCCCTGTGTCCGCCCACATCCATGCATTCGACACCGAGACGGAACTGGGTTCCAGGGAAGGTGTTGATTACAGCATGCAGGACCTGGCCCTCATCAAGAGGAAAATCCGCCTGGGCGAGAAAGAAATCATTGCCCTTGAAAGTCCCAGGAATGACCAGGAAGAGGCAGAGATGGTCCGGAAGGTTTACGGTGATGTGGATAACCTGGTGGCGGGAGTGAAAACCAGGGTTGAATGCCTGAGAATGGAAGCCCTGTCTACTGGAAAGCTTTCCATCAATGAGAACGGCTTCAAGGCAAGCATTGATTATGGAATTCCGAGCACACATAAGGCTGACAAGACATGGGGGAGCGGTGACCCCACTATCCTGGAGGATATGGATGCCTTTGTGGACCGGATTGTCAAGGATACCGGGTTCACGCCGACACGGGCCCTGACATCCAAAACCAATCTGAACCGCATCTTACGGGACCACAGGATACGCGCCGCAATCTATGGCGTGAACAGTGACCGGGTGCTTACCAGGGCGGAACTGAATGCTTTCCTGGCCCAGCAGAGCCTTCCACAGATTGCTGTATATGACAAACAGTACCGCCAGCAGGATGCAAAGGGGAAATATTCGTCGGCGCGCTTCCTTCCGGAATCAGCATTCATTATGATGCCGGATGGGAAACTGGGAGATACATTCTATGGCCTCACGGCTGAGGAGCTGGAGCTCCGTAAGAATCCGGATGTGGATGTGTCTGCTGTGGGGAATATCGTGGTGGTACAATATGACACAGTGGATCCGGTCGGCCGGTGGATTAAGGCAGTTGCCACGGCTATGCCGTCCTTCCCATATGCGGACCAGGTATTCATTGCTACCATTTCTTAAGGAGGGGCCATGGACCTGAAGAAGCTGAAGGGGCTGTTAGGGATACCGGAGAGTGACACAACACAGGATGCCGCCCTGCAGTTCCTTATGGAAGACGTGGATGAGACTATCCGGAATTATTGCAACTTAAAAGCGGTTCCGGCAGGCTTGACCAGCACGTCATACCGGATGGCTATGGACCTGTACCGGTATGAGCGTCCCGGGGGTGGGGATGCGCCGACCCGGGTGTCATCCATATCGGAAGGGGACACATCCACCAGCTTTACAAGTGCGGCAGACGCCCTATCAGGCGGTATCCTGAAGAATTATCAGGGACAACTGAACCGGTACAGGAAGCTGGGGTGGTAGAATGATAGGAGATGCAGTCAGGCAGGCTCAGAGGATGCACAGGAAGGCCATAGAGGCCACTTACGATGGGACGTGCCGGATTTATGGTATGCAGTCCGTAAAGGACCCTGTGACGAAGGTGACGAGGCAGGAGGAGGTCCTTGTACAGGATGGTATAGCCTGCCATTTGTCTTATTCCAGCACGGTGCCGGCGGCCGGCAGTGATACGGTTACGGGTGTGGCACAGACCATCAAGCTGTTTCTGGCTCCGGAGCTCGTGGTTCCCCCAGGCAGCCGGATTGAGGTCACCCAGCAGGGCCGGATCGAGAGTTATGCCCAGAGTGGTAAGGCTGCGGTATATTCCTCCCATCAGGAGATTCTTCTGGAGATATGGAAGGAGTATGCATAATGGCAAAGGGTGGAAGTTTTGATTTTCGGGAAATAAAGAAGCTGCAAAAGCAGATAGAACGTCTGGAGGCGGAGAAGGACAAATTTTGTGAGGCCTGTGCGAGGGAATTGGCAGCACGATTACTTCGGAAGGCAATAATGAGAACGCCAGTGGGTGACTATTCAGGCGGAAAATATAGCTGTAAAGCCAGACAGGGCCCTTCTTTTACGCATCAGAGCTGGAAGCGTAAAGGGATGGTGGGTGGTACATTACGAAGAGGATGGACCACCCAGTCATCAGGCTCTGGCGCAGAAGGCTTGAAATTACAGGGTGCAACCCAATATGCAGAGACCTTAAAAGTCCATCATTTTGCGGATACGTATGTAATAGAAGTCACAAATTCCACAGAGTATGCATCCTACGTGGAATATGGCCACAGAACCGCTAGGGGTAACGGATGGGTCCCCGGACATTTCATGCTTACCATATCGGAAAAAGAAATCAACGACCTGGCGCCGAAGCTGATAGAGAAAAAGCTGGAAGCAAAACTTCGGGAGGTGTTCGATGCTTAATGATATCATGGATGCTGTTACCAGGCGGCTGAATGAACTGTTTGGTGATGGTTATGAAATTTACACAGATGCGGTAGAGCAGGGCCTTAAGGAGCCTTGTTTTTTTGTGCAGTTCCTGGAACCGTCTGAAAAGCCGATGATTGGTCAGAGATACTATCGTGAGACGGCTATGTGTATCCAGTTCCTTCCTGGCGATTCACCCCAACCCTCCCGGGAAATGAACCGGACGGCGGACATCCTCATGGACGGGCTGGAGTATATCACATTGGGGGATGGCAGCCTGCTGCGGGGGACCGGCCGCAGTCACAGGGCAGAGGAGGGTGTGCTCACCTTCTTTGTCAGTTACAATATGTTCGTCATAAAACCGGAGCCACAGGAGGCGTCAATGGAGGGGCTGGAGGCCAACACACAGTTAAGGAGGTTTGGAATTTGAAAGAAACAAAACAGGGAGAAGCAACATTTTTAAAACAGGAACTGCTGGAGGCGGAGTGCTACCAGGGAAAGAAGGACCTGGTGAGTGCCCTGCTGGAAGATGGCAGGAAGTATTCATTGAAAGAAGTGGATTCGGTAATAGATAAATTCATGAAAGGAAAGGTGAAATAAATGTTAGGAGGCGGAAGCTTTACGGTTCAGAATAAAATACTTCCCGGGGCTTATATCAATTTTGTGAGTGCTGCCAGCAGCGTTGCGGTACTATCAGACCGTGGGACAGCGGCAATACCTCTGGAGTTTGGCTGGGGGCCGGAAAAGGAGGCTTTCATTGTGACTGCCCAGGATTACCAGGAGCGGTGCCAGGAGATATTCGGGTATCCGGCAGATGCGCCGCAGATGTGGCAGGTCAGGGAGTTATTCAGGAACCTGACGAAAGGTATCTTTTACCGGCTCAATGGAGGAGTTAAGGCTGCTTGTGATTATGGACAGGCGAAATACAGTGGTGTACGCGGTAAAGACCTGATACTGGTCATCAGCGCCAATGTGGACGACAGCACGAAGTTTGATGTGAAAACCATGCTCGATAAAAAAGAGGTGGACCGTCAGACCGTGGCAGCGGCATCAGAGCTCAAGGATAATCTGTACGTTGTGTTCAAGAAGGATGCAGCCCTGGCAGCAACGGCTGGAATCCCATTTACTGGTGGGACGAACGGGGAAGCGGTGAACGGAGAGGACTATGCACAGTTCTTGGCCAGGATGGAGTCCTATACATTCCAGACATTGTGCTGCCCATCCATGGATGATGCAGTCAAGGCTGTATTTACGGAGTATACCAGGCGGATGCGTGACGAGGCCGGCGTGAAGTTCCAAACAGTGATGTACCGTATGGCTGATGCGGACTATGAGGGAATCATATCCGTGGAGAACAAGGCGGCAGAGCTGGAGCAGGGGCTTGTGTACTGGACCTGCGGGGTTCAGGCGGCCTGTGCGGTTAACAAGACCAACGAGAACCGCGTATACGACGGTGAACTCACGGTGGATGTGGATTACACGCAGGAACAGCTTGCGAGGGCTGTCCGTTCAGGGAAATTCATGTTCCATCGGGTAGGTGACGATGTGCGGGTCTTGATGGATATTAACACGTTGGTGACCTTTACAGAAGAGAAGAAAGAAGATTTTTCGAATAATCAGACTGTGCGTGTCCTGGACCAGATAGGGAATGATATCGCATCCATGTTCAATACAAAGTATCTGGGCATTATGCCAAATGACGATGCGGGTCGGGTGAGCCTCTGGAATGACATTGTGACCTACAATAAAGAACTGGCAAGGCTGCGGGCGATTGAGGATGTGGAGTCCAAAGAAATCACGGTAGAGCGCGGGAATAGCAAACGGTCTGTTGTGGTGAATTGCCCGGTGACGCCGATTAACTGTATGTCGCAGTTATATATGACAGTGGTCGTTAGCTGAGAAAGGAGATACATAGATGAATGATATAACCATGAATGCTTGGGAGGCAATCAGCGCAACGAAGGCAGAGTGTTTCATTACAATTGATAATGAACGGTTCCTGTTCATGCAGGCGCTAAACCTGGAGGCAAAGCTTGAAAAGGTAAAAACAGAGGTTCCAATACTTGGTCGCATGATGAAAGGCAACAAGGCCATCGGCCTGAAGGGGTCCGGTTCCGCAACATTCCATTATAATACGAGCCGTTTTAGGGAATTGATGTATAGGTTCCAGAACACAGGGAAAGACGTATATTTTGACATACAAGTGACGAACGAAGATCCATCGTCCAGCGTGGGGCGGCAGACAATCATCCTGAAGGATTGCAATATAGACAATCTGGTCCTGGCAAGATTTGATGCAGATGCGGAATACCTAGAGGATGAGTTTGATTTCACCTTCGAAGGATTTGAAATGCCGGAAGCCTTTGCCGATATTCCGGGAATGCAGTAAGAAAGAGAGGATAAGAGAATATGGGAGATTTAAGCAGATTTTTAAAGAAGAATAAAATCAAAAAAGATAACATGAAAATTCCGGCAACCCAGTCACTTGTGGATGAGTCGGGCGCTCCATTATTGTGGGAAATAAGGCCTCTGACAACAAAGGAGGACAGCGAAATAAGGGATACCTGTACATCAGAGGTGCAGGTTACAGGAAAGCCTGGGATGTACAGACCGAAGTTTGACGGGAATAAGTACCTTGTCAAAATGGCTGTGGCCTGTATCGTGTTCCCAAATCTGAACGATAAAGAATTGCAGGACTCCTATGGTGTGATGGGTGCAGAAAAACTGATTATGGAGATGATTGACAATCCTGGTGAGTTTAATGCATTTATGGATAAGATACAGGAATTCCACGGGTTCAAACAGACATTTCAGGATAAGGTGGACGAAGCAAAAAACTGATAGAGGGAGACAGTCTGGAGGCGAACATAGCCTATTACTGTCTCCATAAGCTCCATCGGTGGCCGCATGAGTTTCTTGACCTTTCCGAAGAGGAACGGGCCTATGTGGTCGCCGCGGTAGAGATTAAGATGAAAAACGATAAGAAGAACCGCGAGGATGCCAATAAGGCCGCTGGAAGAGGAAGGAGAAGAAGACGGAGAAGGTAGTAATTAGAAGCCTGATGTGATATAATGTCCTCATAAAAGGAGGGGATGTTTGTCATGGGACTTTTTGGAAAGAAACCGAAGATACCAGAAGGAATAAGGGCGGTTTATTACGAGGGAGAGCTGAAAGAGTTTCCGACTAATTATGCATGTCAATTATTGTTACAGGATGATGCTCTGCGTATCACTAAAATAAATCCATATGTAGAAGTAAAGCTTGATAGGCAACGGATTAATTTAGTGGAATTATATAGCGAGCAAGAATATATGCAGAAATTCAAGGGAAATGCTGGTCCGCCAATGCGGAAGGGGGATATTCCTAAAGCTTATTATGTCATTCACTATATAGACAAGGAGGGAACTCCTAAACATTTAGATTTTTGGGCAGTATCTTCTGAAGCCTATAAAATGGGTAAATTAAAAGATGAACTAATGAAAAATCAGAAATCAACAAGTTATGAAATTTGACGTATAGCACTCGGAGAAATCCGGGTGCTTTTTGCATGGGCGGAAAGGAGTGCGTGTATGTCTGCTTTATCAACATCAATCCAACTAAATGATAGGATGTCGCCGGTTTTGGTCTCTATTACATCCGCCATGAATATGATGCTCTCCAGTTTCAGCGCAGCTCAGACAGCCAGTGAGACGGCAATAAATACCGCTCAATGGGAAGCCGCGGTGCAGCAGGTGCAAAGCGCATCAGCAGCGGTGGCGCAATACCAGGAGGAATTAGAACGAGTGCAGAACAAACCGGTGAGTGTACCGGAACCGACATGGGCGCAAACATCAGAACCCAAGGTATTTACAAACACTGGGGAGGACCGGTTTGCGGCCGAATGCCAGTCAGCTAATCAGATGGCTCAGCAGTTATATCAGACACAGCAGGCGATATCACAGCAGGCCAGCAAAATGAAGGTCGTGCCGCCTGGGATGCTGAATGACATGGTATCAATCCAAAATCGAATCCAGTCATTGTCAAACCAGGTACGGCAGCTTAACGATATACCTGTTAACCTGAGGACAGAACAGACTAATAATCAGTTGGAAACATTGAGGGGACAATTGGGCCAGGCTGTATCCATACAGGATGAGCTAAACAATGCCATGTCTCGTATGGATATCAGTGCAGCGAATAAGGCATACCAGCAGCTTAATTCCGCTGTGTCCACTGCAGAAAGGAATATAAGGGATAACATAGCGGCCCAGGGGCAGTTTAATCAATCAATTAGGAACGGTGAAAATGCCTATGATGGCTTGGGAAGCCGCATAAAGCAATTAGTAGGAATGTATACGGGCGTCCAGGGAATCAAGATGGCAGTCCATTTTATCAGTGATACCACTTCACTCCAAAACATACAAAGCGAGGCGGAGACGAAACTGGGAGCAATTATGCGGCAACGAATGGGAGCAAGCCCTGCTGATATACAATCTATAAAGGAGCTTACGGCAGCACAGCAGGCACTTGGTGTTGTTGGGGATGAGGTGCAGTTGTCCGGAGCGCAGCAACTGGCAACATTTCTTAGTTCAACTGATGCACTCAATACCCTGATACCTGCTATGAACAACCTGGCCGTACAGCAGAATGGGGTTAACGTAAGTACGCAGGATGCTGTCAATATTGGTAACATGATGGGAAAGGTCATGCAGGGGCAGGTCGGAGCACTGACACGCGTAGGTGTTACGTTTAGTGCGGCACAGGAAAAAGTACTCAAATATGGAAATGAACAGGAGCGAGCGGCCACCCTTGCGGAGGTAATCACGAACAACGTGAGCAACATGAATGCCATCATGGCGAATACACCACAGGGCCAGATTCAGCAGATGGCAAATACCTGGGGAGATATCAAGGAGGTTGTGGGTGCAAGGCTCTATCCAGCGATGATGCAGTTTTTTGCTACTGTGAATGCCAATATGCCAGCTGCGGAAATGGCAGTGATGGGGTTTGCTGGAGTCCTAAGCGATATCATACCCATCGTTGGACAAGTGATTGAATCGATGGTAGGCGCAGCCGGATTCATACAGGATAACTGGGCTTGGCTAGGTCCCGTAATAGGAGGTGTGACGGCGGCGCTCATCACTTACAAGGGGGTTGTCATAGCCTATAATACCGTACAGGCAATCAGTAATAGTCTTAAGGCTGTGGCAGCAGCAAGAGCTGCACTTAATGCAGGCATGAATATTGCTGAAGCGGCAGCAACAAAAATTGCAACGGGGGCACAAGTTGGACTTAATGCAGCCCTATTAGCCTGCCCTATCACATGGATAGTAGGAGGAATTATACTATTAATAGCTACAATTTATGCTGGCGTAGCGGTCTTTAATAAATTCGCGGGTACATCTGTCAGCGCAACAGGTATCATAGCCGGAGCCTTTGGTGTATTGGGCGCCCATATTTATAATACAGTTATTTATTTTTGGAATATAATAGCCGAATTTATCAATTTTTTCTATAATGTGTGGAACGACCCAATTGCGGCTGTTCAAATTCTGTTCTATGATTTGGCCTCCAACGTCATTGGATATATTTCTAACATGGCTCACGCTATAGAAGATGTAATCAACAAAATACCAGGCGTGGAAGTGAGTATCACGGCTGGCCTGGACCGGTTCCAGAATCAAATAACATCAGCAGCTCAAAATGCAAAAAGTGAAGCGGAATGGAAAGAAATTGTAAAGACAAGAGACTTTAAAGACTTGTCCTCTGCGGCCTTGGATGCATACGATTGGGGAGCCGCCAAAGAGGCAGGATTTAAAAATTTGTTCAACGGTAGCAATGAAGCTGGTGCAGGATACGATGCGACAGCACAGGCGGCCGCAGATAATATCGCACTGAACACTGGCAATACAGCAGGAAACACCGCTAAAATGGCTGACTCCATGGACATAATGGACGAGGACTTAAAATACATGCGTGATGCCGCGGAGCAGGAAGTAATCAACCGTTTCACCTTGGCTGAACTCAAGGTGGATGTCAAGAATAACAACACCCTGACCAAAAAGACTGATTTCGACGACATGGGCCGGGCGCTGTCCATGTTCACCAGTGAGTTCCTGGCATCTGCCGCAGAAGGAGGGCATAACTGATGGCATACGAGGTATACATTGACGACATGCTCCTTCCCATTCCGCCACAGAAAATCCCAATCAAGTATCCCGGTCAGAATGAGACAGCCACTCTTATTAACGGAGAGGAAATAAATATAACCCGTCCCCCGGGCCTGGCGGAAATCAGCATTGACGTGGTCCTGCCCCAGATGGACTATCCATGTGCCATGTGGGACGGGAGTGTGGAAGATGCGGAGGAGTTCATCAGCCGCTTACAGGACCTTAAGGAGAGCGGTGATACCTTTGAATTCATTGTCATCCGTGATTCTTTTGACACCAACATGGACGTGACCCTGGAGGACTACAAAGTGTCGGATGATGTGAAGGAGGGACTGGATTTGGTGGTATCCATCACCATGAAGGAGGCCAGGCATTATGGGACCAAAATCATGAATTTTGCCATAGTCCCAGAACAGCCGATACCGGCAGCGGCATCACCAGAACCGGAACGCCCGGCAGCGCGGCCACAAGTAAAAACACATACCGTAAAATCGGGTGACTGTCTGTGGAACATTGCAAAGAAGCAGCTGGGGGATGGAAGCCGGTGGAAGGAGATTCATGATTTAAACCGGGATAAAATTAGCAACCCCAACTTAATTCACCCTGGTCTGGTGCTGGTGATGCCATAAGGAGTTGAGACAATGAATGTGCATGTATATATACAAAACAGACAGACCGTCTATGAGCCGGCAGTGGAAGGGAGCATAACCTGGGAGACCCAACGCAAGGGGCAGCCAGGAAAATGCTCCTTCTCCATTATATCAGATGGGAAACTGAAAATCGAAGAGGGGAACGCCGTCCGGCTGGATGTGAATGGGAAACCCACGTTCTTCGGTTTTATCTTTGAGCGGAGCTGGGGCAGTGACGGGGAGGTCAAGGTCACGGCCTATGACCAGCTCCGGTACCTTAAGAATAAGGATAGCTACAACTATGAAAGTAAGACAGCAGGTGAGGTCATCCAGATGATTGCCGGGGACTTCAATCTGCAGACAGGTACACTGGAGGATACTGGCTACCCGATACCTTCCAGGAATGAGCCGGATACGGCACTGTTCGATATTATCCTGAATGCCCTGGACCTGACCATGATGGCAACAGGGAAGATGTTCGTGCTGTATGACGATGTCGGGAAACTAACTCTCAGGAATGTAGAGGATATGAAGCTCAATGTGATGATTGATGATGAAACGGCTCAGGACTATGACTTCACGGTGAGTATTGATAAGGATACCTACAACCAAATCAAGCTTTTCCGCGATAACGATGATACAAATAAACGAGATGTTTTTATGACAAAACATACGGAAAATATTAACAAATGGGGCGTCCTGCAGATGAGCGAGTCCCTGGACAAGGGGGTGGACGGTCAGAAGGTAGCGGAGACGTATCTGGGCCTGTACAACCGTCCATCCAAAAGCTTATCTATCAAGAAAGCATTCGGGGATATCAAGGTACGGGCCGGATGCCTTATACCTGTGTTCCTGGATGTGAAGGACATGCAGCTCAGAAACTATCTGCTGGTGGAAGCGGTCACACATTCGATTGATAAGGGAGTCCATACCATGGACCTAACATTGAAAGGGGCTGGAATAAGTGGATAATGATTGGATTGAGAACTTACGGAACATTTCACGGCAGGCAGAGGAGGCGGCAAAACCGTGCAACGTACTCACAGGGACTGTGACAGGGACGTCTCCGGTGGTAGTGCAGATAGATCAGAAAATAACCGTCACAGCCAGCCAGCTGCTCATACCGCGGTATCTGACGGACCATGTGGAACAGATGTCAATTCCGGGAGTGGGTGATGTTGCGGTCACGGTGAAGAATGCCCTGAAAGGCGGTGAGGCGGTTATATTGGTACAAAAACGAGGGGCGCAGCAGTATCTTGTGGTGGACCGGTATTGATAAGGAGGTGTTTGAGATGCTGCCGAAGACGGGAGACATTTTAAGAGCGGATTTTACTATCCGAAAACAGCCGTCAAAGACATATCGATTGAAGGATGGAAGGGTGATAGGGAATGTGGACGGGATAGAGGCCGTAAAGCAGTCCGTGTTCTGTATTCTGAATACAGAGCGGTTTGAACACATCGTTTACAGTTGGAACTATGGTAGGGAGTTCACAGACTTGTATGGCGGGTCAATGGGTGTGTTGGAGTCTAAGATTAAAAAGCGGATTAAGGAAGCACTGATGCAGGATGACCGGATCCGGAGCGTCGGGGCTTTTTCTTTTACACGAAATGGAAAGCAAGTTGTGGTAGCCTTTACCGTTTCCAGTGATGTGGGAGTGTTCGCAGCAGAAAAGGAGGTGGTTGTAAGTGTATGAAAACGTAACATATGAGGAAATCTTGAAGCGTATGTTGGACCGGGTTCCAAGTGATGTTGACAAACGGGAAGGGTCAATCATTTATGATGCATTGGCTCCGTCTGCGGTGGAGTTGCAACTAATGTACACAGAATTACATGCAGTTTTGAATGAATTGTTCGCGGATACGGCTAGCCGTGAGTTTTTAATCAAGCGAGCATCAGAGCGTGGCCTGCATCCGAAAGAGGCCACATATGCAGTACTTAAAGGTGAATTTGACACGGATATACCTATTGGCAGCCGTTTTTCGTTGGAGACGTTGAACTATGTGACAGTTGAACGTATTGCTCAAGGGCAGTATATAATGCAGTGTGAGACTATAGGTACAGCAGGGAACACGCTGTTTGGGCCGCTCATACCAATTGAGTATATCAGAGGGCTGTCACGGGCAGAACTGACAGAATTACTGATTCCAGGAGAGGACGAGGAGGGGACGGAACAGCTCCGGCACCGTTATTTTGACAGTCTGTATTCACAAGCTTTTGGTGGGAATATTGCGGATTACCGTGAAAAGGTGAATGGCATATCTGGTGTGGGAGGTGTCAAGGTATATCCGGCCTGGGATGGAGGAGGGACCGTGAAGCTGGTAATCATCAACTCGGAATATGGAATCCCGTCAAATGAACTAATCCAGGCAGTAAAGGATGTGATTGACCCAGCTCCGGATACAGGGGCGGGATATGGCCTGGCACCCATTGGTCACACAGTTACCGTAGAGGGGGCAGCAGAAGAGAGGGTTTCCATCATATCCACCATTGTCTATCAGGCGGGCTACAACTTTGAGAGGTGCAGAGAGGATATTTTTCAGGCAATTGATACATATCTTCATGAACTGAACATGGCATGGCAGGATGATGCTCAGACAGTTGTGAGGGTGTCACGAATTGAGGGACGCCTGTTGGACATCGAAGGTATTGTGGATGTTTATGATACAAAGATTAATGGAAGTCCCGGCAATCATGTACTCTCTTCCAGTTCAATCGCAGTAAGGGGGGATATAAGTGGATGATAAGGGTGGGCAGTCAGGACGGGTACTGGATTTAGCCAGGTATGTCCCGGATTTCCTGCGGGAAGTAAAGGAATTCAGACAGCTATACGGGGCGCAGGAAGGTGAGTTGAGACGGCTGTATGGCAATGTGGATGCGCTGTGGAAGGACAGCCTGATTCCTGCTGCCACGATTCAGGGGATTAAACGCTATGAGTTGATGCTAGGACTAAAACCATATCCGGGAGACACACTGGAAGAACGTAGAGCTGCAGTTGCGCTCAAATGGAACCAACAGCTTCCTTACACACTTCCCCGTCTAAAGGAACGCCTAGAGGTAATCGTGGGGAACGATGGGTATGTCTTGTGGGTGAGAGGCAAGACATATGAGTTGGAGTTGTGGATTGTTGAGCAGCCGTGTCGTGTATTACAGGAACTTCGGGACATGACGCGTCAGATGATACCGGCCAACCTGTTGTTCATTTTTGCTGGTCTGTACCCAATAGAGATACCGGCCAATACAGCCACATCAGGTAGGTTGGAACTGATTTCCGATTTCTATGCCCGATATAACCGTGAGTTCTTGTACTTGGATGGAACCTGGGAATTGGACGGGACTTATTTACTCAATGGGTACAAGGCGGCAGGACTGGATCTGTATCCCTTTGAGATGGTAATCAGGGATAGCCTCTCGGTAAGCAATGCAGTGGACGGCAGGGCAGTCGGTATGATATCAGAGGCATTCAAGGAAATGAAGGTCCATCCTGTATTACGGCTACTGTCATCCATGTCGGCGAGGCTCAGAACGGATGTGCAGCAATGGCTTAAAGGCCACACGGCAGTCCCAATAGATGCAGGGGTGCGGACTGCCTGTCAGTCTGACGCTACGGCGTATCAAAAGACGAGGGAAGTGCTGACGCTACACGGTGACGGACAGGCAAATGCCTCCATATGTTCCGTGTCCGGTATAGTACAGCAGATATCTACCGGACCTGAGATGATTTGCAAGCTGACTGTCGAGAACGACCTATGGTATCTGGATGGGACTTACCTGCTGGACGGAACCAAGCTATTAGACGCAGAAATATTTGAATATGAATTATGAAAGGATGGTAAGACAATATGGCACAAGGAATAATCACAGAGATAGGACGTAAGAAGCTGTGCAGGTCACATGCAGGGGACCAGATACTGCCAGCAATCACCCAGATGGCCTTCGGGTCTGGCGGTGTAGATGCGGATGGGAATGTTATTGAGACAACCGGAACAGAGACGGCTCTTAAGGCAGAACTGCTTAAGAAGGATATCGACAGCCACAACTATACGGATGATAAGGAGACCACTTGCCGGTACACGGTGCGACTTGGGAAAGCGGAGCTGGCCAATCAGAATATATCCGAACAGGGGTTGTTTGACTCAGACGGGGACCTGATTGCGTATAAGACATTCCTGCCAAAAGGCAAGGATGATGACATGGAGTTCATTTTTGACATGGACGAGGTATTTTAAGGAGGCTAAGTATGGCACAGTTACCAATTACAGATAATCCGGCGTTCAGCCAGACCATGGAGCAGGTGACGACCAAGGACCGGGGAGCGCCTGATACCTTTAATCCACGGTATCAGGTACTGCTGGATAATGACAATTATCTTAAGAAAAAGGTCGAGCGTGCCGCCCTGAGGAATGACAAAAAAATTACCATCCCTGCATTCGCACAATCCGCTGCGCCATACACAGCAGACATAAAAGTGCAACATCTTAAGACAACAGATGCGATTGAGCTGTATGCGGGGCTGATAAAAAGCGACAGCGAACTTACGGCGGCGCAGAAGGCAGAAAAAATAAAAATGCGAAGAAAATACCTGAACATGATTGATGATGCAGAGTGTAATACAGATGGCATATTGACGGTAACCTCCTACAGCAAGAAACCGGCCACGGAATTTGCTG